AAATGAAAAACCCAACATTAGTTAAAAACATGAAGAATGTTAAATGGAAAGCAATTCCTCCTTTAAGAGGACCAGACCCGAAAGGGTTGATTAATAAGCCAAAACAAGATAAACCAGAAAGATTGGAGAAAACAAATGGCAGACATAGACAAATCCTTACCTAACGTAAGGCAGACTACTACAATTCCCGGACCACAACAAGAAGCAGAAATAGTTTCTCAAATGCAGGACACTGTTCCTACTCATGACGATACGGAAATTACAGAAAACGAAGATGGAAGTGTAGATGTTAATTTTGAGCCAGGTGCTGTTGCACCTGAACAAGGATCAAATCACTACCAAAATTTAGCCGAACTTTTACCTGATTCAATTTTAGAACCTCTTGGATCTGAATTGATGGGTAACTATACAGATTACAGAGAATCCAGAAGAGAATGGGAAAGATCTTACGCAAAAGGGTTAGATCTTTTAGGATTTCAATTTGAACAAAGAACACAGCCATTCCAAGGCGCTTCAGGTGCAACTCACCCCGTTTTAGCTGAAGCAGTTACACAGTTTCAATCACAAGCTTATAAAGAATTACTTCCTTCCAATGGACCTATTAGAACTCAAATTTTAGGAATGGCTACTCCTCAGAAACAGGACCAAGCGACAAGAGTAAAAGATTTTATGAACTACCAACTTATGGATGTCATGAAAGAGTATGAACCGGAATTTGATCAAATGTTATTCTATTTGCCATTAGCAGGTTCTACATTTAAAAAAGTTTATTACGACGATTTAATGGGACGAGCTGTATCAAAGTTTGTTCCGGCGGATGACTTAGTGGTTCCGTATTCTGCTACCTCATTAGAGGATGCGGAAGCCATATGTCATGTATTAAAAATTTCAGAGAATGATTTACGTAAACAACAGGTCGGAGGATTTTATAGAGATATAGAACTCTTTGCACCTTACGCAGAAGAATCTGAAGTGAAGAAAAAAGAACGAGAGCTAGAAGGTACTTCAGCAACGGGTTATCAAAAAGATAATAAGATATACACGTTAATTGAATGCCATGTCGATCTAGATCTTGAAGGGTTTGAAGACAGAGGCGAAGATGGAATGTCAACAGGAATTAAGCTTCCATACATTGTCACAATTGATAGTAGCTCAAGAAAAGTTTTATCAATTAGAAGAAACTTTAAAGTTGATGATCCCAAGAAATTAAAAACACAATACTTTGTGCATTTTAAGTTTTTGCCGGGTTTAGGTTTTTATGGATTTGGATTAATTCATATGATTGGCGGTTTAACAAGAGCAGCCACAAGTGCTCTACGTCAACTTTTAGATGCAGGTACTCTCTCCAATTTGCCTGCAGGATTTAAGCAGAGAGGAATTCGTGTAAACAACGATGCCCAATCTCTCCAACCTGGTGAATTTCGAGATGTCGATGCACCAGGTGGAAACCTTAAAGATGCTTTTATGACTTTGCCTTACAAAGAACCTTCAGCAACATTATTACAATTGATGGGAATTTGTGTTTCGGCTGGACAGCGATTCGCGTCAATTGCTGACATGCAGGTAGGTGACGGGAACCAACAGGCTGCTGTTGGAACTACTGTAGCTCTTTTAGAACGTGGTTCGAGAGTCATGTCAGCGATACATAAGAGATTGTATGCGTCTATGAAAATAGAGTTTGTGTTATTATCACAGGTATTTTCAACGTATCTACCTCCAGTGTATCCGTATGATGTAGTGGGTGGAAATAATCAAATTAAGCAACAAGACTTTGATGACAAGATAGATATTTTACCAGTAGCAGATCCAAATATATTTTCTTCTACTCAAAGAGTTTCTATTGCACAAACAGAATTACAATTAGCACAATCTAATCCTCAAATGCATAATATGTACGAAGCGTATAGAGATATGTATGAGGCAATTGGTGTTAAAAACATTGATCAAATACTACCGCCTCCGGCACAGCCTCAACCAAAAAATCCAGCATTAGAACACATAGATGCCTTAGGTGGAAAACCTTTTCAAGCATTTACTGGACAAGATCACCAATCACACATTACAGCGCACTTAGCTTTTATGGGTACGACCATGGCGATGAATAATCCAGTAATTTTAGCAGCTTTAGAAAAAAATATTTTTGAACACATGGCATTAATGGCTGATGAACAAGTTCAGCTAGAGATGAGAGATAATATTATGCAAATACAACAAATTCAACAAACAATGCAACAGAATCCGCAAATGCAACAAAACCCTGAAATCAAACAAGAGCTAGAAAGACTTCAATTAGAAGTAGAGGCTAGAAAAGCAGTTTTAATTGCAGAAATGATGGAAGAGTTTGTTAAAGAGCAACAAAAAGTTATGGGCGGTTTTGGTAATGACCCAATTGCTAAATTAAGAGCTAGAGAACTAGATCTGAAGGCTCAAGACAATCAGAGAAAAGAAAAAGAAGATGAAGCTCGAATTAATTTAGATAAAACTAAAATGTTAATGAATAGAGATCTTCAAGAAGATAAAATGGATCAAAACGAAGAATTAGCTATGCTTAGAGCTGCCACTTCCCTTGAGAAACAAAAAATGTCAAATCGTGCAAAAGCAAAATCTGATGCAACGAAAAGATTTGATGTTACTAAACTTAAAGGTCCTAGAAGCTAATGCCTTTTCAATCTGAAAAGCAAAGAAGGTTTCTACACGCTAATCACCCAGAAATTGCGAAGCGATGGGAAAGAAATTATTTTACAGGAGGAGTTGCTCAATTAAATTCTCAGTTGAATCAACTTCCTGAATATTATTTACCTAAAGCGGACGGTGGACAATTAGTAAGAAAATCTAAAAAGAAGGTGAGATCGGGTTATGGTGGACCTCAAGATTGGGGCCAAGAAGAAAAAGGAACGGGAGCTTATGACAAAACAGACACATCCCCAAAAGGAAACAATGGTGTTGATAATAGAGAAAAATATATTGCAGAACAATACACTAGAACTACTCCTAAAACGACTACACCGCCAGATAAGGATGACAAACCAGAAGTAGTAGTAGTACCTAAAGAGAAAAAGAAAAAAACTGATTTAATTGATAAAACTTTAACAACAGTAGACAATGTCGATAAACTTTATAGATTTGGCACTACCCTTAACCCTTTAAATTTATATAAAACTAATCCCTATATTCTAGGAGGAACTATTCTTAAAAGTTTGTTTGATAAAAACAAAAAGAAGAAAACTGAAGATGATCAAGTTAAAACTATTTTAACTGGGGATAAAGATATAACAGTTGCTTCTTTAAACACTAAAGAAAAAATTGAATATAATAAATTAATAAATAAAAAAATTCAGAATGAAGCTACAGATGGAATGACTCCTCCATTAAATGACGATGAAAAAGAAAAATTAAACGAATTAGAAAAAAAGAAAAGCAGTGAAGTAGAAACAGACAAAATGACAATGATAGGTGCTAAAGGTGGTATTGCAAATCATTTTAAAAGAAAAAAATTAAACGAAGACGGTGTAGTAGGAGATGCTTTATTTAGACCTTTTGAAAATAAAAGTATTGAAGAACTTCAATTGATGTACCCCCAGTGGGATCCAAATGAAGAAACACTAGATGAGCATATTCAAAAACTTCAAGCAACGGAAACAGAATTTGCAGGAGTAACACAAGGGAATGGAATTTTAGACACTGAAGAAAGTGAAATGGATGTAACAACCGAAGAAACCGGTGAGGAAAATCCTGAAGGAGAGCTTATAAATCTTTTTGCAGAAAATACTGAAGATGCAGGTGTGCCTCCTACAACTTTATTTATGAACAGCGGAGGAATTTCCCAACTTGTAAAACAATCTCCAGATGGAAAAAGACCAGGGTATGGTGGACCTCAGGATTGGGGTCAAGAAGAAAAAGGAACAGGGGCTTATAGTAGTGGTGCTGACCAAGAAGATGACGTTGCTACAATGGAATCTGACATGGGGGTCACTACAGATAATTCACCTGATTGGACTGGCTCTGATCGAGGATGGGTTGAGTCAGAAGATGATCAAACAGCAAAAGGTGGATCAGATTACATTGGACCTACAGATGAAGTAAGAATTCATAACGAAATTAAAAAGAAAAAAGAAAAATGGGATAGCAATGCATGGATGAGAGGTGTAAGCACTGTTCTGAAAGCTCCTAAACCTACAGGTGTTTTTTGGGTAGATATCCCAAGGTTTATCTGGTTTGGTCATAAAGAAAATGAAAAGAAAAAGGAGAGAATTGCTGAAATTGATGCTGATTTAGCAATGTTAGATAAAATTGGAGCTACAAAACATCATCATAGTGTAGACACTATTTACCAAAAATTGACACAAGAAAAATTAGATTTAACTCAACCTAGACGACAAGATGATAATAGCGGCGGTGATGATGGGATGCCCCCTATTTATGAGCCACCTTCTGGTGAACAAGAAGATTACTATGCTTCATATATAACTGATTATCTTGGAAAAATTAGAGAGAAACAATCATTAAGAGCTTCTTTAAAGGCTAAAGATATAATTAAAGATAATGAAATTGTAACAGACGATATAACAATGACATTAAATAAGGGTGGACTTGCAAGCTTATTTAGAGTAAAAAATCAATATTAGGAGAAAAATTATGAGAAATGATTTTGGAAATAGACCTTATAAACCTAGATTCCCGTATTCATCAGATAAGGGATCTAAGAAACAGGGCTATAATGACAGACTTGACGAATCTCTAGGAATGAGAGACGGCAAAGAATCAACTAAGTCTCAAAGCTTTAAAGCAAGAAGAGACGAATCTAAAGGCATGGAGAAAGCTTCAGGAAAAAGAGCGTATTCTTCTGTCGGAACTATGGATAAATAATATGGCAAATACGAGAAGAATGAATAGACTTGAAGAACTTGGAAGAGTAGATGCGGAAAAAGCATATACTAAAAAAGGTAAAAGAAATCTTAAAGACGAGAAAAAAAGAGTCGTTAGAGAACTAGACAGAAAAGGTGGTGGAATTGCTAAAAGAGGTTTAGGAAAAGCTTTTAGAGGTGGTGGTTTAGTATAATGAAAGATTGGCAAATAGGCTCTGGTTATTGTAAAGAACCAAAAGTTACAGGCATCGTTGGTAAAAACAAAGATGGCTATGGTGATGCAGAAGTTATAAAAGCTACTAACCCAACAGAATCTCAAACTGTTGTTGTAAAAGGTAACAGAGCAATCAGAAAAGATAAGAAGCCAGTTAAAGCTACTTGGTACTAATATGTGGTTCAGTGCTATTAAATTAGCCGTTTCTGCTGGAAGCAAAATTTATGCTAACAAGCAGAGAGCAAAGATGGCTATGTCTGATGCACAGCTTTTACATGCAGAAAAACAAGC